GTTATAAATGACGATAGAACAGCTGAAAAAATACCGTGATATATGCTCGGAGATCGACGAGATACAGCAGGAGCTTAACGGAAAGCATTACGCTGCGGACACTGTCAGCGTATGCACTCCGCCGTCGTACACAGCCCACAGCAAGCGCATAGAGGGCTATCTTCCCGACGGCAATACAATTTCACTTTTAGCACGGCTGAGCGACCTCAGAGCGCAGAAGAGAGCGTGTGAGGAGTACATAGATAGCATTAAAGATTGGCAGACAAAAGAAATGTTTAAAGCTAAATTCTATGAGGGCAAAACATATTTACAGGTGGCTATGAAGATCGGCAAAGGCAGACTGTCCGAGGACTGTGTTGAAAAACGAATAAAAAGATATTTGAAAAAACATTAAGTTGTCGGTTTTGTCGGTTTTTCCTATGCTATAATTTAAACTGGGAAAAGTGCAAGACTATCCCAAACATCTTTTCAGCGGTCACGTTCAACCGGACCGACGGGGCGGAAGCTCCGTATCTCAGCCAACAGTTTTTGCGGTGCGATCCCGCAGGCTGAGACCACTTTCGAGATACCATTTCTGACATCTCCTTAATTATTTTGCACAAGGACATCTCGCTTGCGGGGTGTCTTTTGTGTCGATAAATGTCGAAAAATTCGGGATTTATAATAAATATCAAATGCTGTTTTTATGCAAAAAGGATATTTTAGCCTTAATCTGTTGATTTGTCTCTTAATTGGTGATATTATGTAATAAATAATATTACTGATTGGGGATAGAATTGTGGATAAAAAGATAAAATTTTACACTATCTATTTTGAGGATGCTGACGGAAATGAAGTAGATATTAATGTTTTGAACTTTTTTAAGAATTTAGAGCATATATTTAATAATGATAATTTATATGTTCCACAAAGCATTAATGGTGTAGAAATATATATGTTTGAGTTCTCTCACTCTGATATAAATGCAGAACGTAATTTTATTATTCCGTTTGGTAAGCGCAAAACAAACGTTCCGTATAAGCTCATAGATGATAATAAGAAGGCCATAACGCCTTATACTGAAAAATTATTTGATGTTAATCTATTATTCTATTCTGATGAATATAAAGTTGCAATAATGACCACTGACAGAGAAGGACCTAGTAATAAAGTTATTACCGATCTGCTTAATAGATACGTTGCCTCTGATGAGTATTGCATTAAAATAAAACCCATTCTATATGAAGTAGGAATTGAAAATATTCGAAATTCCAGGCGTGTAAAATCGATATTTCTTAATATTAACCTAGATGATAATGTAGAGGCTTATTATCGTGAACATATTAATTCTAATGTTAGTCTAATGAAAGGAATAGCTCAAATGCTAAAAACTTCAAAGTACGATGCAAATTGTAAAACATTTAGATTAGAATTAGGTGTAGGACATTATAAAGATTATATTGATTTTGAAAATGCTATGGCTTTACTTAACGAGTTAAATATTGCAAATTCAGATTTCATTAACGAAGTAGAGGTTAATTATATTGATGGAAAAACTGAAAAGATTGATACTGTTAAAATTAAGAACTCAGCTATAGAATTATATGATAAAATTAATCATCAAGGAAAAGGTTCGCTGTTAAGAAGTGAACTGTTAGGTAATTATGAGTCAGTAATCCAAAATAAACTTTATGAAGTAAATAACGTAAATCGTATAATAGCGAATAGAATAATACATACTGATAAGGTCATAGAGATTTGCAGAGGAGAACATTATGAAAGATTGTTACAAGAAGGCGATACGGAATAGAGCAATAATATCGTTCGTTGTTGTTGTCTTGGGCTGTCTGTGTTCATATTTTGCAAAGTTGTTATTTAATTTTAATATTATGGACATCAGAAAAATAATATTCTCCAATTGTAAAGAAAGTGTCATTACTTTTTTAGAAATCTGTATTGGAATTTACGCTACAGTTATATCGTTGTTAGCATCTCAAAAAACATATTTTACAGTTAAATTATCACAAAAGCAGTTAGATGATAAGTTTGTGGCGGTAATCAGTATTGGTATGGTTTTAAATATATTTACCAGCCTATTATTATCCATAATAAGCACTTCATATATATTAACATTTTCTTTAGCGTTAATATTGTGTTTTTTATCTATATTATATTTTGCTGATTTCTTAAGACTATTGGTAATCATGTTTTGCTGTAATATGGACTTTGTAGCTAGTGAACATGAAGAAGAGAACAAATATAGAAATAAAATACTTACTAATTTAGAGGAAATTCGAAGAAAAAGTAAGTAATATTAATATTTCTTCACTTGTTTTATAAAACTTAAAGACACCTAGACATCTCCCCCGAGGTGTCTTTTTTATACCCAAATCCAAGAGAGGTGGTGACATTGGCAAAAGGAAAATATCAATACTGGCTGACAGAGGAGGGCTTGACCCTGCTCGCAGGCTGGGCAAGGGACGGTCTTACAGACGAACAGATCGCTAATAATATCGGCGTATCAAGAGAAACGCTCAACCAGTGGAAGCACAAGTATGCTGACATTTCTGACACCCTAAAAAAGGGCAAGGAGGTAGTAGACTATGCCGTTGAAAACGCACTGCTCAATAGGGCGTTGGGCGGAGATACCACAGCGCAGATCTTCTGGCTGAAAAACCGCCGTCCCGACAAGTGGCGGGATAAGCCTTCTGCCAATAATACCGAGCAGTCCGCTGACGATAACTTTATCGCCGCCCTTGACGGAAGAACGGAGGACGTATGGCAGGACGAATAAAAACCATATTCAAATTCAAACCTTTCTCGCACAAGCAGTTAAAAGTCCTTACTTGGTGGAATGAACGTTCTCCGGTGCATAACTGCAACGGCGTTATATGCGACGGTGCTATCCGCTCGGGCAAAACCGTGTGTATGTCGCTGTCCTTTGCAGTATGGGCTATGGAAAGCTTTAACGGCTGTAATTTTGCTCTTTGCGGAAAAACCATAGGCTCGCTCCGCAGAAATGTTGTCGGACTTTTAAAAAATATGCTGGCAAGCCGTGGATATTCGGTCACAGATCATAGAGCGGACAATCTCCTTACCGTTGCACGAAACGGCAGGGAGAATTATTTTTACCTTTTCGGCGGCAAGGACGAAAGCTCGCAGGACTTGATACAGGGCATAACTCTTGCGGGAGTCTTGCTGGACGAGGTCGCGCTTATGCCGGAAAGTTTTGTCAATCAGGCTGCGGCAAGATGTTCGGTGACGGGATCGAAATTCTGGTTCAACTGCAATCCGGAGGGACCGTCACATTGGTTCAAGCTCAACTGGATAGACAAGTCCGACAGCAAGAATATGCTGTATCTTCATTTCGATATGGACGACAATCTCAGTCTTTCGGAGGAGGTCAAGCGGCGTTATAAGACCCAATGGACAGGCGTTTTCTATCAGCGTTATATTCTTGGTTTGTGGGCTGCTGCGGAGGGCATCATATACGATATGTTTGACAGCAGCCGTCATATTCTGCACTCCTTGCCCGATATGGCGGAGCATGGCTCAAAGTACATTTCCGTTGATTACGGAACGCTTAATCCTACGGTATTTCTTCTGTGGGAAAAGATAACGGACGGCAGATGGATATGCACAAAGGAATATTATTACGACGGACGAAAAAAGGGCAGACAAAAGACCGACAGCGAATATGCCGACGACATTGTCAGCTTTATCGGAGATATGAAGATCAGATCAATAATAGTAGACCCTTCGGCGGCAAGCTTTATCGAATGCCTGCGCCGTAAGGGTTTTAATATTATAAAAGCTAAAAACGACGTTATAAACGGTATTCGTTTTGTCGGCGGTCTGCTCAGCAGAGATAAGATCGCATTTATGGACTGCTGTAAAAATACCGAAGCGGAATTTGGTTCGTATATATGGGACGTCAGAGCCTCCGCTCAGGGCGAGGACAAGCCTGTAAAAGATCACGACCACGCAATGGACGCAGTCCGCTATTTCTGCTATACGGTGCTTAACAATTATAAAGTCGGCGCAGGCAAAGCAGGACTTTATATTTACTAGGGAGGCAAAGACTTGTTTACAATATCACGCAACAGAGAAATAACGCCTGAACTGGCTGTAAAATACATAAACATACATCACTCGGAAACAGTTCCCCGGCTTGAAAAGCTCAAAGCCTATTACGACGGACGTCACGGAATATGCTCCAGAACCAAAAAGCAGGGGCTTGCAAATAACAGGGTGGTCGTGAACCACGCAAGCTATATAGCCAATATTTCAAGCGGCTATCTTGCGGGGGATCCGGTAAGCTACAAGTCATCTCAGAATATAGAGCCGCTTACCGATATGCTTAAACGAGCCGACGCTCCCACTCAGGACAGCGATCTTGCCCTTGATCTGGCGATCTTCGGCAGAGCCTTTGAGCTTACATACATGACAAATGACGATGTTCCCGAACCGAGACTCGCCAAGATCGACCCTCGCAGTGCGTTTGTTGTATATGATGACACGGTGCTGCACGAGCCTGTTTTCGGTATGACATATTGTCCCTCATTTGACGATAACGGAAAGCTTACCGGGTATGCCTGTACGCTGTACACCGATACCCATAAAACGGATTTCAGGCTGAGTGCAAATTTTATGATCTGTACGGACAGAATATGTCCGCCGCAGGAGCACCAGTTCGGAGCTGTTCCTCTGAATGAGATATACAACAACCCCGACTGTCAGGGCGATTTCGAGCAGGTCATCTCGCTTATAGATGCATACGATCTGCTGATGAGCGACCGTGTGAACGACAAGGAGCAGTTCGTCAATGCGCTCCTTATGCTAAAGGGCGTGACTCTTGGGGACGAGGATGAGGAGCGGTCAGAAACCTATGAGAACATAAAGCGATTTGGTATGCTGGAGCTTCCTGCCGAGGGCGAGGCGGCGTATCTTACAAGGCAGTTTGACGAAAACTCCGTGGAAATACTCAGAAATGCGCTGAAAAAAGATATACATACGATCTCCAACGTTCCCGATATGTCGGATGACAATTTCGGCGGAAACGTCAGCGGAGTTGCTATGGCGTACAAGCTGCTGGGCTTTGAGCTTATGACAAAGACAAAGGAGCGTTTTTTCAAGGAAGGTCTTCGGTATCGCCTGAAATGCTTTAACAGCATTCTTTCGATCCGTGGCGGACGTGTGGATATAAACGGTATCGATATCACGATGACGAGAAGTCTCCCTGTCAACAATACGGAGCTTGCAGATATGGTATCGTCTTTATCGGGTATGGTGTCCTCCGAAACGCTTCTGTCTCAGCTGCCTTTTGTGGACGATCCGTCAAAGGAGCTTGAAAGGCTGAAAGCGGAAAAGCAGGAAAGCATTGAATATCAGCAGTCGGTTTTCAGCATAAAGAGCGACGGTGATACAAATGAGGACGCAGAATAATAAGTACTGGAAAGACCGGGCAGAAAAGCGAATGGACTTCGCAATGCTTAAAGCCGAGGAAATATCCAAAAAGATAGGCAGAGCGTATGTCAGGGCTTTGCAGGATATGCGTGAGCAGATAGATAACATTTACAGGAATTTTTCTGCGGGACTTTCCCAAGCGGAAGCAAAGAGACTGCTGAGGAATATCAAGTCCGACAGCATTCTTAAAAAATTAAAAAAGGCTGTTGACAAGATCGAGGACGAGAAACTGAAAGCAAAGGTGATCGCTCAGCTCAACGCTCCTGCATATAAGGCTAGAATGGAGCGGCTGAAACGTCTTGCGGAAAACGCAAAGCAGGTCTGCGAAAATATTGCGGGGCAAAGCGTAACGCTTATGGACAAGGGCTTTGCCGACATAGTGAAAAACACCTATTACCGCAGTATTTTTGATACCCGGCAGGGTACGGGACTTGCTTTTGGCTTTTCAGGGATCTCAGAGAATGCGGTGAAAGAGATCTTACGCACGAACTGGAGCGGTAAGCACTATTCAAGCCGTATATGGGATAATACGGATAAGCTTGCGTCTGTTCTTGAAGATGAGCTGCTGACAGGCGTCCTCACGGGAAGATCAAGCGGACGTATGGCAAACAGCATTCAGGATATCATGCATTCCTCATACAGCCGCACACTCACGCTGGTGAGGACTGAGGCGAGCTTTGTATCCAATCAGGCGGAGCTTGAAAGCTACTCTGAAATGGGTATTGATAAATACCGCTATGCGGCAACGCTGGATATGAGGACTTCCAAGATATGCCAAAGTCTTGACGGAAAGGAGTTTCCCGTAGCTGAGGCACGGGCAGGGGAGAATTATCCGCCCATGCACCCACGCTGCCGTTCAACTACCGTTTCGGTCATTGACGGAGTGTGCTATGATAAGCTTGAACGTTCGGCGAGAGATCCCGAGACGGGGAAGATCATAAAGGTCCCTCAGAATATGACTTATGGGGAGTGGTATGAGAAATATGTTGACAAATCCGAAAAATCTGGTATAATAAAGATAGGGGAAGTGAAAGATGTGGCATTGGAAAATCAAAGGTATGGAAGAAATAAGGATACGCTTGTAAATAAAGCGTATATCGAAGGTGGAGAATACCGAAGAAAATTTGACAATGCTACCAATAACGCTGATGTTAACAAAACCTTGTATGTATGTGCAAAGAAAGCATTAAAACACAGAAGCGGTACAGTTTATGAGGATATGTATTGGATCGACGGAAATACAGGCAAGATAATTCTTTCCGTTACAGACAGCACCGATGAAAGGGCGATCGTGTACACTGATAAAATCAGAAGTGTACTTAAGAACAATGATAATATCGTTACAGTACATACTCATCCCAGCAGTATGCCGCCTAGTGCGTCTGACTTGAATTCTAATTTTACAAACGGTTATACAAAAGGTTTTGTTGCTTGTCATAACGGCAAAGTTTTTGGATATACTTCAAATGAACTCTTTAGTGAAAAATTGAATGGTATGTATATTCAGAGGTTTATAAATCAAGGCTATGACGAGTTTGAAGCGCAGATAAAAGCAATGGAAAAGTTATCAGAAACGTTTGATATAAAGGTCTGGGAGGTGGATTGTAATGGCTGAAAAAGAATATTTTATTGATGACAGGGTTATAATTCCTGATGAAATCAAAAAAATGTCAAAAGAAGAACTTGACAGGGAAATCAAAAAGCTTGAAGCTGAGGCGATCGCCACAAAGAAAGCTATCCTTGAACAAAGGAATAATACCATAGTAAGTTAATATATTTTACCGCTCCGCTACGGCAGGGCGGTATTTTTATACCCAAATCAAATACGGAACTAAACGCTTTGAGAGATCAGGGCGTTTTTTTCATACACAAACGGACGGAAAGGCGAGGTGAAATCCGTGACTTTCCGGACAAAAATTCACAACTGTACGGCGTGAACGTGCAGGTCAAAGGAGAGATTTTTATGTACGGACGATTTATCAGGATCCCAATGCAGTTTTTTGCAGAGGACGGCACAGGCACAGGCGGTGCGGATACGCAGGGAACGGACACACCGCCCGATAACGCAGGAGGAGCGGAATTTACCCTCGAGGACGTTTTCCGCAGATTTCCGGCAGAGGATATCCTGAGCAGCGAGGCTATTTCCAAGGCTTTGCAGAGCCGCACGGACAGCATTGTCACAAAGGCGCTCAATACGGCGAGAAGCAAATGGGAAAGGGAAAAGCTGGAGGAGCAGGACGAAAGCAAAAAGCTTGAAAAAATGACCGCCGCCGAGCGTGAAAAATATCAGTTTGGCAAGGAAAAGGCGGAGTTTGAAAAGCAGAAAGCCATGTTCGAGCATTCACAGCTTGAAATTTCCGTCGGCGGAGAGCTCCAGAAAAGAGGACTTTCCGCCGATTTTGCAAAGTATCTTACGGCAGATAACGCAGAAAATTCAAAGGCAAATATCGACGCTTTTGAAAAGCTGTTCAATGACGCCGTTTCGGGCGCGGTAAACACAAGGCTCAAAGGCGGTAATCCTCCCAAAGACCCCAGTGCGGGGGTAGGCACAAAGGGAAACCCCGCAACCATTGCGGACGCACTCAGAATGAGAAATGCGGGAAAGTAATTTAAGAAAAGGAAGGTAATTATTTATGGCGATCACACTTGAAGAAGCAAAGGTCGGTATGTCCGACAAGGTAGACCAGACGGTCGTTGACACATTCAGACGTTCAAGCTTGCTGCTTGATATGCTGGTGTTCGACAACTCCATTTCACCCGGTACGGGCGGTTCAACTCTCAGCTACGGCTATATGCAGCTGAAATCTCCCTCAACTGCCGCTGTGAGAAAGATCAACAGCGATTATACGGCGGGCGAGGCTAAGCGTGAGAAGAAAACCTCAGAGGCGATCATTATGGGCGGCTCTTTCGAGGTGGACAGAGTTATCGCGGAGACCTCCGGCGCAGTAGACGAGCTTGCATTTCAGGCGGAGCAGAAGATCAAGGCTACCGCAAACTATTTCACAAATCTTGTTATAAACGGAACGTCAGCCGCAAGCGGTACGGGCTTTGTCACAGGCACATTCGACGGGCTGAAAAAGCTGCTTGCAAATTCCGATACGGAGGTCACTTCTGAGGCGGATCTTTCGACATCAGAGCTTACAGACAAGAATTACAACGCCTTCCTTGACGAGCTTGACGGTTTTATCTCGCTTCTGGAGGAAAAGCCGTCCGTTCTGCTTATGAACAACAAAATGCTTACAAAGGTGCGTTCCTGCGCCAGAAGAGCAGGCTATTACGGACGCTCCACAGACGGGTTCGGCAGGGTAGTTGAAAACTATAACGGCATTCCGCTTATGGACTGCG